GATATACTATTATGTCCAGTAGGAAGGTCTGAAAATGGACCTCTGAGGTCTTCATAAGGGACTACTGACCCTAAATCATATACAGAAATATTGGTTGTTAACTTATTTTTTTCTATCAATAGTCCATTTTGAAGCAAAATATCTCTGACTTTAAAGGCTGTTTTTCGGTCTACTCCAGCTTGCTCAGAAATGGACCTCCAAGACATTTTAAGAGTTGTGCCTGTTTCATAAGATCCATATAAAGAAATTAATTGGCAAATGCCTTTAAAAACTATTGGACGCATTCCAAAGTCTTCAGCTATAATGCTATTAGGCATGTCTTTAATATAGAATCTGAACTTAGTATTGTTCATTACATATCCTTTCTAGTGATATGTATGAATCATACTACAAATGGTATTATATGTCAATCCTTATTTGATTAGATGTGAATATAATTCGTTAACTCTATCTTCTAATCTATTTAATTGATCCTTCAAAGATGAGCCGCCATTTGGGCGTAGCTCTCTTTTTACCCGCATCTCAATATATGAGATAACGGTAAGGACAGATAAGATTGCGCCTAATACTTCCATTTAAAATTCCGCACCTAAGAATTTCTTTGAATCATAACCATCTCCACCAGTAGAGTGATCCCAAATATCTGTACATAATATTGCGTACTCAGTATATGTTTCCGATACTGCGTCCCATTTTCCGCCATCTTCTAATAAATCTGCCATAAATTCAATAAAAGGCCCTTCTTCATAATCTTCGCCAACATCAAATAAATAATTTAATATATCTTCTTCGGATGATTCAATTATTGATATTTGTCCAGCATTCAAGCGTGGATTATTTGTTAAATCTCCATATGCACTTGTTGTATTTTCTTCCCAATATTCTTGAACAAAAGTAGTATCATCATCGTTTAATGAACTTCCAGATATTCTTTTTCTGGCTAATGAATTTGAACCTGTAAATCTAAATGCCATTATACGTTTCCAGAAATTATTTTAGCTTTGTATTTATATCCTTCCACCAAGCCCACCGCATTTACGACTGGCTGAGTTGAACTGATCCTCCAAAGGGCATCTTCATAAACAATATTGCCATTTCTATCCACAAGATTCTCTAAGTATCCTTCTAATTGTAATTTCTCATCAGCTAAAATAATCAAGTCTCCAGTAAAACTTGTAGAAATTTGCACCTTGATTGAGGTTGGAATAGTGTCATATCTTTTTGTTGTAACCGTTCCATCAGCGCTAGTTATAATGACATAACCCTTATAATCAACCGTATAATTTCTATTTTTAACTGTGTTAAATAACATTAGATATTTCTCCATTTAGTAATCTTTGGGAATTGGAATATCTTGCCAGTTCTAAAGCTACGTGATTTCTTAAAAGATAATCCTCTAGATGCCAGCACTGCCAATGGAGCAATGAATGGCGATTTCATATTTCTATCATAATTAATAAGAGCATCTGTCTGGCCTTGGCTTGTTAATGCGACTTGTTTAAAAACAATATCTTCATTTTCAAGCATATAGGCTGTCTGATATGCAACCATTTTATCTAGTAATAATAAATCGGCAGGATTTTCTATATCTACTTCATCCTTACCTATAAATATTTCTATTACTGCCTGCGCCCTTTTAATTAGATCAAGGGTTACTTCATAGCCAGTATATTCTCTTACGCTATTTACTGTGCTTAACATTATCTCACCTTCCCTAATTCACGGACACGCAATGTGTGTGTTGTTGTATAGTCTTTTCTTCCTGTGCCTACGCATTCTAGCTGTAGTACATAGTCTCCAGGATATTCAAATAGGCTTCTGTCCGTTGGCCAGAACCATGTGAATTTCCCAATATCTTTATTTGTAGTATTTAATGTAGAACCAGTTAGATCTAGTTCTTCATTGTAGCTACCAAGCATCTTTATAGTAAAGGTATTATAACCAGAAAGGTCCATATCGTTCCCATCTGAGTCTTTTACCTGAATTGAAAGAGGTCTGGCAGGTATTTGATGTCTCCAGTATTGACCGATCATTTGATTACTTCCTCTCTTAAGTATAAGATTGGATCAACATGGTGAATGTAAACCACAATCTCATCTTCTTGTATTCCTACCGTCCTTACATTTTGTCTGAAGGCGGCGGTTGCTGTGAATACATCAGGTCTGATGTTCTTCACAAAATCTCCGAATTTAGCTTCTGCAAACATTGGCAATGATGATATTACTGATATTGAAGGTGTATATCCACTTCCATCTATAATTCTAGCATTTGCCAAAGCAGCTTGTGCATAAACTGTTCTGTCTTTATCTCCAACAGCTGTTGCGGTTGGTATTTCTACAGCTATAGCTGTCATTGGAGCAACTCTTAATACAGTTCCTTCATCTACAATCTTATCAGCAAGCCAACTAAATCCATTGCTGAGAATTGAAGGGACTTTAATTTGAATTGTTGGATTATCATAGCCCCAAGTAACCGTAAACCATTGTTGAGTTGTGCTTACGCTTCTTGTAGATACTACTCCCTTACGGCTAGTCTTATTTACAATAGCCTTTCTTACACCATCTCCAAGGCCATCTTTTTCAACTCCGCCACCAGTAGGGTCATTAAGTAATTGCTTATTGGAAATAATATTAACACCATTAAAGTCCCAATATTTCTGTCCATTAATTATATTTATTTGAGCTTGATTTCCAGCTGTAATAGCTGCCTCAAGTTTTCTGTCTAAATTATCTGGAGATGCTAATAATTCATCTCTTCTGGCAAGAGTAATTGAACCATCTGCATAAGCCTGGTTAATCCACTTATCTTGAATTAATTCTACAAGATGAGTATCTCTAGACTTCCAGTGTGGTCTAACACCTCTTGTAGCACCAGTTATTTGAGATACAGTGCCATTAATTCTTTCTGTAAAGTTTACAAATATCTTGCCACCTGTAGCTTTGCCATTTACAATTGTTCCTACAGGCACAGCAATACATGTTGCGTGATTCTTGTATGGGTTATCTATGGCAACGCCATTTCTATCTATTGTGTTAGCAAAAGCGGTGATAATAGTTCCAGCCTTAACATTTGCAAATGGAACTGCTTCATATTCTAATCCATAAGTATATGCATCTGATATGATAAATTCATCTCCAACTTGTAAGCCATTTGGTCTATCTAGTAATGAAATATATGGTCTATTGACTCCGCCGAAATTCAAAGCATCATCATTCTCAAAGTACATCCAGTCACGCCATAGATAGGTTGGATAATTTGTAACATCCTCAAAAGTATTAACTACTCTTAATCTGTTATTTCTCCAAGTATCAGTATATGTACCGCTTGTATATGCAAGAGCTTCAGGTAAATTAGCAAATTTATTCTGTACAAATGTATCTACTGATTCAAATTCACCTTCATCTAAGTCAGATATTCTTTCTACACGGTCAATGATTCCTAAATCCAAGGCTAATTTAGCATTGGTTATATATAATGATAGTCCACTGTCAATTGCTGCTCTTAATGATTTTAAGAAGTTATCATATAAGACATTCTCTTTAATACCAAAGTATGAATCAGCAATTTCTTCACGGATATATTCATCTAATTCCTCAGTTTGTTCTGGGTAATTCTTGAAGAATATTGCATCAAATTTGCTGATATCAATATCATTCATTAGATCTAGATATCTTGGGCTTCCACTTATAGAATCACGATATCCATTTCCAGTCCAGACATTTTCTTTAATCATATCGCTGGTGTTTCTTCCAATAATATCTATCGGGAATATGTCCCAACCATAATATTGTTGTGGAGGTTCACCCTTCAAATCAACTGTTTCAAGTGGGAATGTTTCCTCATCCCAATATCCGTAGCGTCCATTATCATGGGTGCCTTGTCCATCTTGATCTTCCCACCAATATAAAAGCAATGCACGAGGACGATTTCCCTTGCCATTGTTATTGTCAGTCATTCTGACAGTGGCAGTCATTGGTTCAGCCTTTACTGGCTTCCACTTAGAATATGCAGCAAAGTTAGCTAGGATCTTGTCTTGAGTTATAAATCTTGCAGGATAGAAATTCCATCCAGATGTTTCAAAGTCAGAATATAATAAATCATCATCTGTGTTAAATCCAATTATATATGGACGAATTGTATTGGTTCCGTCCGATCCTGGGAAGGATGAATATCCACCACCAGTTTCAGCTGTTACACCAATCTGACGATCTAATTCGCCATCTACCCAAATCTGTGTACGACCATCTGTCCAGCCTTGCTGGATTATAATGTGATGCCATTGTCCATCTGCCACATTTTTTCTACCAAGTAAATATTGTGCTCTGTTAACAAAATTCTTTGGATGTGGAGCAGTGGCTGGAATATTTGCTCTAAAGTCGTTTAATCCTACAACAGGATCTGGGCTAAATACTTTATAAGCATCTTCAGCTAGATAAATCTTTCCATTAAATAATCCAACTACACCAATATTTCTGGCATAACCGTTAAAGCTATTCCATTTACCATAGGCAATAATTTGATCTTGTTTTGTAGATTTAAAGCTAAATTCAATATTGTATGGACGCTGGCTATAATAAATATTTGTACCAGGAAGTGGCATTTCAATGTTATTTACACGAACAGCTTTTCTTTCATATGGATCAAAATATCCTGAGCCAAGAATTGGTGCAGGATCAGTGCTGGATCTTGCATTTGTAATTCTAGCTACAGATTTTGTAGTGTCTAATGGAAGCAGGTCTCCATTTTCATCATATGAATATTCATCTGCTCTATTATAATAATAAGCAGGTATTTCATTACTTATTGAATTAGTTGCAGTTGTAGCAGTTCTATCAGATATTACATCTTCAAAGAATGATAGGAATCCGCCTTGTGCCACATCTGTTGTAGCCTGATTAGCAAGATTAGAAAGTTGTGCTTGAACTGGTTCAGTTACACGCTCAGCATGTCCAGCTAATAAATTAACGAACCAATCATCATCTGTTAATTGTACATATGCTGGTGGCAATGGGAATATTGCATTTGAGCGCATTGGCTCTGCAAAATGTCTTGCACCTTTTATTGTTACAATTCCAGGCATTACTAATGTAGCGTCTAAAGCAATCATTGAGCTTACTGTTATTGATCCAGCTGCAATTGATATTGGATGAACCATTAATGCAGATGCATCCATATGATCTGCTGAATGGAAATCGCCTATCTGGAATTGTGGATCAGGTAATGTTGCATTAGCAGTTGCTGCTGTATGGCCATAGTTCGCATCAATTACGACATTTCCACCATAATTTGGATGTAAAAATTCAGCAAATGCTTCTAGATGGTCTGGCAATAATTGAATTTCATCTGTCTGATCTGGCATTACAGCTTCAGCAGATGCTGTCATTGGAGCTGGATTATCTGTATATCCAGTACCAGCAATATTTGTAGGCATTACAAATGTCGCTGTTGTAGCATTCATTCTATCTATTTCGATAGCCTGATACATTTCAAGAATTTGTTGTGCTGACAATGCATAATCAAATGCAGCAAATTCATCAATTGTCTTATCTACAGTAGCAGCTGATTGGCCTAACCAAACAGTTTCACCACCACCAATTGCTGCGAATCCGCTGTCTGTAAAGTTATAAGCAGAATATGTTCCGCTTGCTACCTGTTTTCCATCAATATAAAATCTAGTAGTTGATCCATCTCTTACAGCTGTATATAGATGATAATCTCCAAACCATGAAGTAGATCCACTAGATAATGTATACCATGTAGCTGGATTTGTTGTAGGAACAATTCCCAAATATGGTCCAGATGCATTAGCACCAATAATTAATCCAATACCAGATCCAGCATTATTTCCAGCACCCCAAAGAGCAATAAGTTGGTTGTCAGAACCAGAAACTGTACCTACTTTTGCATACACAGATATTGTTGCTGTATTATCTGAAATGTTTCCAGTTGCTACTGCATATCCACCAGCAACATAAGTATTCTTATTTGTAAAATTATAACCATATCTATTTTTAGTAAGTACGTTAGTACCTCTTGTATAGTTTGATCCAATAAGCTGGAATGTAGTATTAAGATTTGAACCAGTATTTTCTAATATAGTTCCTGTTGTTTCATTAAAGCCTACTTTTTGTATTGGATTTAAAGAATCTACATAATCATCATATTTATTCTGGAATTTAAGAATAGGCTGGCGCATAACGCCTTTAGCCTGATTTTGTCTATTTCCAGCATCCCAAAGATTATCTATAGTTGTAGCAGTTGTACTTGAATAAGAACTAACAAAGAAATGTGCAACTTCCTGGTAAAGAGTTGTAGTATCAGTTCCATTTGTTGTTTGCTTACCAAAACTAAATGTTGTTGGAGTATTTCTTGTTCCTTGAATAGCTGTATCTGAATATACTTCAGTTCCATCCAAATAATATTTAAGAGTTGTATTAGCTAAATCTAATTTAATTACAGCTAAATGCCATACATTTTCAGAAATGTCATTTGTCTCTGTGTGAGTATATGTCGTGTGGCTTGTTTGTACTTTAAATACCGCTTTTTTATTATTTATTCTTAAAGATATTTCTGAATTTGTTCCACCCGTATATGCAAATATTTGCTTTTCAGATGTGTTAATTCCAGTAGGCATCTTAAACCAAATACCAATTGAAAAATTAGAATCTGATACTTCATCTGTAAAGAATGTTGATGCTGTAGTTGTAGCATATCCTGGAGCTAATGTTCCAGATCCAGCACCTAATCTAAATTCACAACGAGGTTCTTGTGCTGGACCTACTTGATTATATGCATCTCCACGAGCCCAAGTGCTAAATCCAGCAGATCCACCTGATCCATAATTTATAAATATATTAGGTGTTGTTGATGTAAAATCTGTTGTTGCATCAAATTTAATCCATTGATGCGGTGCAAAATCAGAAATAATCTTTTGTATGCCATCTACATAATCAAAATTAGAAGGTAGAGTTTCTACAAATAATGCAGAAGCAGTCATTGGAGCGGCATTATGAACTCCATCTGCTGAATTTGTTGGCATTACTGATAATGCTGAAGCGGTTCCAAGAACTCCTGGAGCAAAATTAACAGATGCACCAGCATTAAAATTATCTAATACTTGCTGTGCTGATAATTCAAATCCATAAATAGCAAATTCATCTAACCAACCTTTATAGAATTGTGTAAGATTGCCGCTGACTCCAGTTACGCTGGCACCAATTAATCTCCAGTTGTTTGGAGATACTGTATAATTATCAATATTTAATGTTCCAGTTGTTAAAGTCTTTGTAGCTTCTAATTGGCCATCAATGTACCACTTAACAGAAGTTGTATTTATTGCTATAACTACATGGTGCCATTTATTATCAAAATAATTATTTGTTGAATATGTCTGTCTATCAGCAACCTGCTCACCAATATTTGTTATGTTTAGTTGTAATTTTCCACTATTAGCATCTGTTGATCCCATAGAAAATAATCTAATTTGATCTATTGCAGCATTGCCAAAACTAAATAATGCTCTATTTGCAGTATCTTGTGTAGCTAATTTAAACCAAGTTTCAATTGTAAACGATTTGTCGTCAAATAATGAAAATGCTGGCCATTGATTTAATTTAATTACTGAGTTTGAACCATTAAAGTATGTAGCACGACCATCTACATCTGTTTGTTCATTTAAAAGAAGATTATCAAAAGTTGCTGTAGTTGTTAAGGCACCAAAGTTTACAGGAGTACCTGCTGTTTCATTAAAACGATACCAGACTCTTGGGCCTAGTGATGATACTTGATCTATATATGATGCCATAAAAATAGGCGTAGCTTTGGCTACGCCTTAACTCCTATCAAAGACTTAGTTGGTGTTATTGAAGAAATACTTGTTCCGCCTACTGAAATTACAGGAGTAAGGGAGAAGCGAGAAACAACTGGAGCAAAAATGACGACACCAGAAAGGAGCTCGACAGTTAGTTTGGTCTCCACCATTACAGCGCCTGCTGTTAGTGGTCTCGCTTCTACCCTTACATCCATTAGCGTACTACCTTACGCTACTGTGATTCGAACGATACCTGTCGAATCCCATGTGATTGTAAAGTTACCATTGGTTGAAGACTGGTCTGAACCGAAGTCAACATATCCAATGAGAGCCTTTGATGCTGCATTTGCGCCTGAATCATCATAAACTACTGCATAACGTGCAGTAATTGTTGAAGATGACCATGTTACGTCAGCTGCATCAAGGATAATTACATTGTTTGTACCATCATATGTGGAGGTCTTTGAAGCCAAAGTAATTCCACCTGTGGTGTAACCTGTACCAGTTACTTCATTAGCTGATACGTCATCGAAATAATCGTGAGTATCCTGGTTAGGTGTGTAGGAAGAGCTGAGAAGAGCTACTTTAATTGTATCTGAATCCCAGTCAATTTCCTTATTAAGGGCTTGCTTTAAGAAGTTACCGTATAGTTTGCTTGGCATTATTCAGTTCCTCCTTATGATGCTGTCTTCTCAACGATTGCGAATGCGTCTGCGTCCGCTACTGCGAAACCACGACGAATACGAGTCTTGAGAACGACACCATCTCTTGCAAATTCTGCATCACGAGATACTACAGACTCAACGCCACCACGGACACCATTGATAAGCATCTGACGGTTACCGACGATGAGTAATGGATTTCCTGATGGAGTATCTGTAGCTGCTGCTGATGTAGCTGCACCGTATGAAACTACCAATGGATATCCAAATAGAGATCCTGGAGTTCCTGCTAATGGATCTGGAAGAACTAGGTCATTATTGCCCTTGATCATTCCACGAATTTCCTTAAGCATCTTAGGGTGTGCCATCCAGACTGTGTTAGCTGCATCAAACTTTGAAGAATCTTCTGCAATACCAAGAGCATTGTTAATATCTTCGTATGAAAGTGCTCCACCTGTCTGAATTAAATTTGCACCTGCAGATCCTGGGGATACTGCACGGTATAGAGATGTGAACGGTTGTCCGTCATCTCCGTCTGCTGCGGCATGAACGCCAAGGCAAGCATTGTCGAACTTACGTGCCCAGCGGGAAGCCCACTCACGCTTGTAAGTTGTTAGAACGTCTACAAGATTATCATTTATATCTTCTTCTGAGACGTGGAAAAGTTTTGCATATTTTCTTGCTGTCAATACAATCTCATCAAGAGTTGTTGATGCTGCTGGAATCTCATCGCCTTCTGCGACTACGACTGGAGCATCAGCTACGAAACGAGGTACTGATTTTGTACGAGAAGCCATGTTTTCACGACGAGCAAAGCGCTCAACTGCTGAGTTAGCAATTAAGTCTTGGATTACAACTGAACCTTGCTCTTCGAGAATATAACCATTAGCTTCAGTAAAATCTGTTCTACTGATTGTCATGTTATTTCTCCTTAGAAATGTTAATTTGAACTATTGAAAATAGAATATCGTCCAATATATCTATGGTCGCAAGCCCAAACGTCCATTTGGTGTCTTGCATAGACCAATTATACAATATTTATAGTCTATTTTCTACCCAAAACGGCCATTGCTTGGCGTTCTGAGGCTGATATTTTCTTATCTACAGATTTAGCTTCTGCTGAATCTGCTTTTCCTGCTACTAGCAACTTTGGATCAAATAATTCTGGAAAATCTGATTTCAATTCTTTAATTTGATCATCAAGGCCAATTATATTTAATTCATCATCAAATGATAAGCCTTCAAACTTTACAAATTTAAGAATTCTTTCAGTGTTAGCAATATTTAGTTTGCCTAACTCTTGAATTACTTTTTCTCTTAACAATTTCCCGCTTACTTTAGCGTTATCTTGTTCGTATTGTGCCAATTTGGCTTCTAGGGCTTCCTTTTCTTCTCTGGCTGTTTTTGCATCCTTCTTGGCACGGTCCAAAGCTGCTAGTACGGCAGCTGGATCTTTAATCTCTTCGGACGTACCATCCATCTGAGTATTTTCTTCCATTTTATACCTGTTGATCTCTCTCTGCCGCTGCTTGTTCTACGGCTAGGTTATTTGCATTCACGCCTGTGGCCTGAAGCGATATATTTTGTGTTTCATTTGTAGGAACGACAGAAGCTTCAGCAACTTGTGCTGCTATTTCTGCATCATATCCCAATTCAAGTAGAATTTGTTCTAATGGCATTCCAACGCTCTTCTTACGAACAGCAATGTCCCATTGATCTACAGAGTCAATTGTTTCTGGATTAGACCAGATAATTTCAACATCTGAAGTAATTCCTTCAATTCTTAGCATCAATTTGAATAAATCTCTCCAAGTTGAACCAAATGCAAGCTGGCGATTGATTACTTTCTTAGTCAAAGGTGCTTCAGAGACACGAAGTGCCTCACCAGATGGAATATAGCTTCCTTTGGTGAAATAATGTGTTGGAGTTGATGTAATTGATGCCATTGCATTAACAAATTCCATTACAGGCTTTGTAAATGTATCTGGATCAGCTGCTGGGAATTGTCCAACTGCAGAAACGCCCTGTAGATACCATAATTGGCCAGGGCCATTCTGTAGAGATGACAAGTTCTCTCTAGCTGTATCGTCATCAGCGAAATCTTCCAACTCAGCGGTGTTATTGCCATTGGCAAGTGCATAACGCTGTGGAGCACCCTGATAATCAACTGTATACATATGAGTATTGATTAATTTATTAATTGCATCTTGTGGGCCATAAGCATCATAGTGCTCAGGCTTTCCGTATGGCTTATGTGTTCTGAAGTGAAATACTGGAATCTCATTCCAAGGATTTGGCACAGTTTCTACTAAAGCCAGTTGTGGAGCATGAGTTAATATCTCTAAATCGCCTCTTCCTTCATATTTCTCAATACGATCTGGATAATATAGATTTAGTTTAATAACTTTTTCAGTTTCAGTCTCAATTTGCCACATCTTGGCAGCAAATGACTTTAATCTTGGGTTTTCTTGATCATAAACAATAGTTGTCGTCTTTGGAGAATTGTAATCAATTGCTACAATTCCATTTGCATCTGGCCAAACAATTGCATAACAATCGCCATAAACCAAAGCATTACGATGAATTTCGTTCATGTCTAATTTAATATCTGTCTGATCAAATACTGTATCTAAATAATTATTTGCAGATTCTTCAACACCCTGAACTTGCTTAATATCAAGTCTATTGTGAACAGAATCTACTACAGTTTTTGCAAAATTGAATCTAAAGTCTGCATTTTCAAAGCGGAATATGCGGTTCCAGCGTTGAGATTGGAAAACCTCTGGCTGATTACCGTCATAATATGCTTCTGCCTTGATATAGGCATCTCTAGATGCAATTATGTGATCAAATGCCTTCTTAATATCTGACATTTTATCTCCTTAAGTAATTTAATTGTCTGGCTAATATCTTAGGTGATTTATCATCCAAGAAATATAATATTCCAGACGTTACCGCATCTAGAACGTCATCGTGGGATATCTTTGGGAATGCCCACATTTGCTCTTCTAGCGCAGGGAAATGTGCGGTATGTCTAATTTTTCCCTGTTGGTAAAAGTTCAAAGCTTTGCCTGCACGGATCTGCTTTGATACTGATTGTCTAATTGATCTATATCTAACTGGAATATTTTTAAAAACATCTTTCCAAAGATCTCCACCCTGGTTAGTTTCTACATAGATTACTCCAGGCTGATATATATCTACTAGGGCTGCGATTCTGTCAGCTAATTCAGAGGGAGAAACCTTCAGCTGAATGGCTTCTCTCACATAAATATTGTCATCATCGCCTCTGGACAATACGGCTATGCCCGTATAGTCAGAAATTTTATTCTTTGTTACTGCTGGGTCAATAGAAATAATTGTATTTCCATATTCTTCTAAATCGCTAATAATAATATCTTGTTCTGTCCAGAAATTACCATCAGCATTTACAGGACGATTCATATAATTCTTTGCAAAGTCTCTTAGGTGTCTTTGGCTTTGCAACCACTCTAGAGGCCACTTCTGAGGCCATACGGAGCGTTCTAAGCCACTTTCATCAGTCATGATAGCTGGGAAGTAGTGAACGTCTACATTCTGGTCTGAAATCCATTGTAGCTCTTTATCAGTATGTCCTTCAGCATATTTTCTAAATTGATCCATCATAGAATTAGGCATAGTGGTAGTTCCTACAATAATCATACGAGCATATATATTCATAGGTGCAATATCATCAAATACAGTATTTCTCTGTTGGCCAGCTTGATATTCTGAATAATTCTTCTCGCCTTTTTCTATATCATCTAAAATTATGAGGTCTGGTCTTTGGCCAAATACTTTCTTACCCAAAGAATTGGTATCAATGCCATTAGCATCAAAGATAAAATCATTTGCTTGAACAATTCTCCAGCTATTATTCGCAAGGGAACGCCCAGTGCCACCGACAATTTTAGGTGTACATAATGTGGGGTAATCTGCTTTAAGATATTCATTTGTATCCAATTCATTTTTAAATGTCATCAGATGTGTTTCTGCCTGACTAGCAGCATCTGAAAATGCAGCTACGAATTTAATATGCCCATGGGCGGCAGCCCATAATGGCAAAATTAAGAAGATCCATGTAGACTTACCACATTCTCTAGGTGCTATGAAAGCATCTCTATGCTGTTTAGGTCTAGTTGGAGGATTGATCCAAGTTTTGCCATATTCAGCTAATGC